CGACGGCCATGTACGCCTTCGAGCCTCCGCGCTTCTCCATGATGTAGCGACGGTTCTCGGTCATTGCCATGAGGAGAGGGTTGGTGACGGAGGTGAACCCGCCTATGAACACCGCCTTTATCTCCATCTCGCGGTAAGAGGCCATGTCGCCGCAGCACCCGAGGGCGCACAGGTCGAGGAACTGGTCTGAAACGGTGCTGGAGTCGAACACCGTTTCCTCGTAGGCCCTACAGAACTGCCAGGTGACGTAAGCTCCGGTACCGGCCTTGCACACGCCGTCGCAGAACTGGTTGTTCACAGTGTAGGCAAACCTTGAAAGCCCCTCGTTGGCGTCGTGGTGGTCAAGAACCAGTACCTGGCAACCGGCGTCTTTGAGCTGCCTGTGCTGAACGTAGTCTGACGAGCTTGCGTCGGTCATGACGACGAGCGAGCACCCTTCCGGCACCTTCTCCATCATGTCCGGCAGGCCGTGCTGCTTCCCGTCGTGCAGGCTCCACACCAGCTTCCCGGAAGCGACGTAATCCGGGTAGCATGCGTTCAGGAAGTTGATGAGGATTGACGCGGCAGAGAACCCGTCGCAGTCGCAGTCAACAACCGTGAACATGGTCTTCCCGTTTTCAACGGTGTCCCTCAACACCTCGACGGCACCGCGCATAAGCTCCTCGCCGAACACGCGCCAGCCAGACACGTCTTCCCTGCCTGCCCCCAGATACCTCTCCTGGGCCTCAGGCTCAATACCTCTGTTTGCGAGAACCTGGACCACGGCGTCGTCGTATCTCGGTTCTCCGTATAGTCTGTACTTTATGGCAACGCGCCTCCCTAAAGCGCTATCCGGTCTTTCCAAAGCTCCATGAACGTGTTCCTTCCACAGTCGAAGGGCGACTGCTTGTATCCGAGACGCCTCCCCGTCCGGTCGAACATGAAGCTAACGTTCACCCTGCTTGAGAACTTCTGGTTTATCTTCTTGAGCTTGTCCACGACGGTCCAGTAGTCATCGTCGCCGACGTTTCTGTAGTCCGCGTCGAAGGCGACGACGACCTCCCTCACGCCAAGCTCCAAGAGAAGGTGTATCTGGTACTTCGATACGGAACTGCCGCACACGGCAACGGCTATGTTGTTGGCCGTGCCGAGTATCGAACCCGCAGCCTTCAGGACCGACTTCTCACCCTCCACGAGTATCGCCGTCTTGGCCCTTGCTATGTTCTCCTTCGTCTTGTCCAACCCGTACAGCGCAAGAGAAAGGGGCGAGTTGTACAGCTTGCCGTTTATCGTGGATGGCCGGTACTTGCCGTACACCTCGTTGTCCTTCACGAGCGTCCTCTCGCGGATGCCGATGAGGCGTCCGTTCACGTCCCTGTGAGGTATCACGATGCCGCCGGTAAGCGGGTTGTAGCATATTCCGAAGTAGTCGCACACGTCCTTCGGTATGCCCTCCGCCTCCCACTCCGGTATCTCGGGCCTCGGGAAGTGCTTCAGTATCGACTCGTCGTACTCTTGGAGCACGACGTCGTCTTGGACTACTTTCGCGTTCACGAGCTGTTTGTAGCGCTCAAGTACCTTCCAGTCCTCGGCGACGTTGTCGTCAACCTCGTTCACCCTCCACTGTAGGTTGCAGAAGTTGACGACGTAAGACACGGCCGCGTTCAGGTCGAGGTCGAGCGTCTTCTCCAGAAGCTCGAAGACGTCGAACACGCCGCACGAGTCGCTGTAGCACTTGAACAGCTTCGAGTTGTCGTAGTAGTAAAGCTTCCTGGACGCCTCGTCGGGGTCGTGCCTGTGGTGGCAGACGGTCTTCGCCACGATGTATCCGGGGAACACCTCGGGTTCGGCCCCTATGGTGTCCAGGATTTGGGCGACCTCCTCTATCTGGAGCGCCTCCTTCACCTCGAACTTGTCGTAGCTCAACTATCTCACCACCCTCGCGCGTATATCCTCTATGTCAATCCAGTTGTACTGGTAGTCGGTTACGAACAGCCCCTCGTAGCGGCAGTTCGCCTTGTTCGCGTACATCCACAGGTAGCACTTCGTGTAAGCCCCGCGTCGGTTCTTGTAGACGGACATCTTCATGTTCGGAACGGGCAGGTTGCGCTCGGTAAGAACAGGTGCAAGCTTCTCCAAGTCCCTCGGCGTCGCGTCCAACATAATCGCACCCACGTCTATCTTCGCTGATACCCTTGTTCTCGCAAGGGGCTAGACCATATCTTTGCCGTGCCGGTTTCCCGGTTTAGGCAGACGGTACTTCGGGCTTCCGCCCTACTCCCAGCAACGGGATGGTCGTTGAACCTTGGACCAAAAGACGTTCCTTCAGGCCCCTCGGCTGCTGATTGCCTAATCCGGGCAGTTTTCAAACATTCACGCCTACCCTTGTGGGTTACGTTGTAGTCTGTCCGGCTCTAAAGGTTTCCCAGCAATTCTCCGTCTGATAATCTTCGCCCGTTTCCGGACGAGACGACCTCGGCTTTACGCCGCATCTGCTATGGCTTTCGACGAGCGCAGAAGGTTCTGGTCCGGTATCGTGTTCTCGTCCTGCCAGCCTTGGGAAAGCTGTGTGGCCGACAGGATGAAGACGCCGAACTGGCAGCAGATGTCCTTCAACTTTGAGGACAGCAGGAACAACACCTGGTCCTCTCGGATTTTGACCCCGCTTCTGGACGCTATCTCCTCGATAATCTTCATGGACGTCGCTATGTAGTCGAGCACGACGTATTGGCACTTGTCTTGGCGGATGTGTATCTTGACGATGTTCTCGATGTCCTTGAGCGAATAGTCGGGGAGGTACTCAAAGTACAGCGGCGACTTGGCCAAAACCTCGGCCGCGTGTACAACACGGTCGTGCTCACCGAAGTTGTACTTGTAGTCGAGTATGTGCCCCTCGTCAACCCCAGACAGGAACGCGAGGGCCATCGTCGTCATCTCGCTCTTGTCCAGCTCGATTGAGATGAACAGCGTCGGCAAACCGTTTCCCGTCGGCACCCAGGAGCCGGAAGACACGTCGTATATCTCGGAACATGCGAACGTACATGCGTCTGCTACCATCGTTCTGCTCTTGCCGACGCCGGTGGGCGCGCTCCTCAGGTAGAACTTCCCCGTGCGCGCACCCCTGGTTATCGTGTTGATGAGCTTCCCGTACATGTTGATGCCCATCTCGGGGGCCTCTTGGAAGCTCTCGACAAGCTCAAGTGCGCCGTCGCCCAGAAGAACGGAGTCGTCGACCGCGTTGTCCACGCAAGACACGCGGGCGTCGAACAGCTTCTTCTCGAACAGGTCGGCTATCTCCTCGATTTTCGTGTTCTCGAAGCGAAGCTCCTGCTCGTTCTTCTTCTGGAGGTCGAAGATTTCGTCCGGGTCGTAGAACCAAGTGACGTCGACGCCCATCTCCGCATAGACGCGAAGCAGGGTCATCTTCTTCATACGCTGGTAGTAGTACTCGAAGTTCATCTCGTCCGTGCTGTGTACAACCTCGTCCAGCCACTCGTCGCCCTTGTTGGCGCGGTATATGGCCAGGGAGTTCGGCTTTGAGGCAAGGTAGTCCTCTATCGCCTGTACCGTGATGTTTGTTGCGCCCATCTGGTAGAGGTTGTTTATAGCGCCGTAAACAACGCGGTGGAGGTCCTCCGTGAAGTCCTCGGCTTTGAAGAAGTGCCTGCCGTCGCTGTCTAGAAGCTCCGGCTTCTTCATCAGCGCGCCTATCACCTGTAGACACGAGCGGATGTCCTTGTATGCCTTTGACTTGTCGTTTTGCACCGTCGTCACCCCCTTAGTCCATGTCTACCCACGGGACACGCTTTGGCTTCCCTATCCTCGGTCGGCGTATCTCAACCTCTTGGGTGTCGACGCCGGAAAGCCACTCGCTTATCTCGCGCTCCCTGTTCTCCCTCTGCTCCGCCGCCAGCTTCAACCGCTCTTGGTCCTTCCAGTAGAGCACGGCGCGCCCGTAGACGTATCCGAGAATCGCCAAACCTCCGGAGGCGAGCGTCGGGTCGTTGTGCTCCACAAGGTAGTACCAGTCGAACGTCTTCTCTATGTCGTCGAGGGTCTTCCCGTCGTCGACCAGCTCGCAGAAGTCTTTCCTGAAGTGCTGGAAGCTCTTACCCTTGCCGAACACCTCGGAAGACTTCCTCCAGAAGGCGTCGAAGCGGTCCATGCACTCAAGGTGGACCGGGACTTTCTCTTTCGACTTCTTGACCCATTCCTTGAACGGTTCCCCTTCTGCTATCTCCTGCTTGCAGAAGTAGCACTCGCGCGTCCCTTCCACGTCGCACACCTTTTCCGCCTTTCCTTGCCTATAGACAAAACGGGGTCGAGGAAACACGATATCTCCCCGACCCCGAACTGTCAACACGTGTCGTATAGACGACAGAAAGCCGTTAGATGCCCTCGGAAACGGCGTCCTCAAGCTCGGTGACGATGAGTTCGAGCTGCTCGACCTGCTGGGGCGTGCAGTCGGCGACCTTCTTGCCCTTGCCGAGGTACTTGTTGGTAATCTCGACGATGCGCGGTGCCCAGGTGGAACCGAACTCCTCGTTCGGCATGTTGTCGCGCAACGTCTTGACCATCACGTCGAACTTCTCCTTCAGCTCGGCGAAGCTCGGCCCCTCCTTCGCCTCGCGCACAATCGGCTGGTCGGTGATGAGGTTCGCGTTGCCCATCTCCGCCTCCTTGTCGATTGCGTCGTTGATTGCCTTGCAGATTGCCCCGTAGGTGAACGGGATTTCAGGCTCGATGTAACGGAAGCGGCAACCGGTGTCGGCGCTTCCGTCGGTGGAGCGCATGGTGAGCATCGAAACCCTGTTCCCGTCCGCGTCGGTCACCTGGTGGGCGTATCCGTAGATGTCGCTCATGCCGGTGATAATCTCGGTCATCGTGGAGGTGAGCGTCGGTACCTTCACGTTGTAGGTCGAGCCGTCCTCGCGCGTGATGGTCTTGTCCTTGTCGTGCGAGATGAAGAACAGGCTGTACCCAAGCTGGGTGATGGTGCGGAACGTGTCCTCAACCTCCGTGCGAAGCTGCCTGAACCCACCACCCCACGGAATCTCGTTGATTTTGTCGACACCGGCCTGCGCGCAGATGTACTTCTCGCAGCACGCGCAGGCGATGTCCACCGTATCGATGATTACCGTCTTGAAAGCCGACTTGATTTCCGGTTTGCGAAGCTCTCGGATGAACTCCTTCGTCTCCTTCCAGGAGGTGATGTCCTGGGCGATGACGCCGGGAATCGCACGGTAACCGGTCTCGTAGGCCGCCAGAATCGCATTGTCGCACTGGACGGCCAGGGAAGTCTTTCCGACCTTTGGCATTGTCGGATATTGTCGCAATGGCTTTTTATCCATTGCTTCTGGAACTTTCGTCCATAACCGCCAGACGTTTCGGCGGTATACGACCGGTTGTTTCCGGTCCAGGTTAGCATATCTCTTCACCACCAGAAGACTTATCCGGTGGGCGCTTGACTCGTGGGGATGTTTTATTCTCAAGACTTTGAGTTTCAATCCCTATGCGTTGCGCGTGTCTCGCCTTTTGAAGCGAGACTTCCGCTCGGGTCGGCAGTTTAAAGCGTTCCCGTTCTTTCAAGCGTTGTTCTCCGTACCATCACTGGCGCGGGGTGCCCCAACTTAAGCACCGTAGATGAACGTCACGTAACCGCTGAGGTCTCGGCTTACAACGTTAGGCTTGATAGATAGCAGGTCCATTGCCAACGTAAACCCTCCTTTTGGACTCTAAGTTTTCAAGGTCTGGCACGGTCGTCTAGAAGTCGAAGTCGTCGTCTTCCGCAGCCTGGGCCGAACCGGTGGGCGCGGCGACGGCAGGTGCAGCCTGGTAGACAGGAGGCGTGGAGCGCTGGACCGGGAAGCTGTTGCGGGTCGCGCTCGCCATCGAGCGCGCCTTCATCTCGGCACGCTTCGCCTCAAGCGCCTCGACGGCCGACTTCACCTCGTCGACGGTGATTGTGAGGTCGGAGTCGTACTCCATGGGCGTGTTTGAGCCGACAATCTGCCACGCCTGGAAACTGCGCGAGGTGGAGTGGACCTTCGGCGCGCCCCAGGTGCTCTCGGTCTCGACGTTGCGGACGACGGTGTTGTTCACAATCTGGCCCCAGACTTCCAGGAGCACGGGGTTGGACTTGGATGCGTCCATGGCTTCGAAAACCTGGATGCCGCCCTCGTCGACGATTGAGTAGGAGACGGGAACGAACTCACCGTACCGGTTGAAGGTGTAGCCGGAGACGAACATGGTCTGCGAACCATCGTCCCAGTCACGGGTGTTGGTGTTGACCACGAGCATCTC